CAAGTGCTTTAAAAGGTAATGGCAAAAAGAAAAAGAGATCCTAAAGTAGGGACAGGCAAAAAGCCAAAAGGATCTGGTAGGAGACTCTATACAGATGAGAATCCTAAAGATACTGTTGGAATTAAGTTTGCGACTCCTGATGATGCTCGTAAGACTGTTGCAAAGGTTAAAAAGATATCTAAACCTTTTGCAAGAAAAATCCAAATATTAACTGTTGGAGAGCAGAGAGCAAAAGTTATGGGTAAAACGCAGGTAGCATCTATATTTAAAAAAGGTAAAGAGGCTATAAGGAAAGGGAGAAAAGCATAATGGCACTTTCAAAAAGTCAAAGGAGTTTAAAAGCATGGAGCAAGCAGAAATGGAGAACGAAGTCGGGCAAAAAATCATCAGTTACGGGCGAACGATATTTACCAGAGAAAGCAATAAAGGCACTATCATCTGCAGAGTATGCGGCAACGACAAGAGCAAAACGCCAAGGAACAAAAAAGGGAAAACAGTTTGTGAAACAACCGAAAGGGATTGCAAAAAAAACAGCTAAATATAGGAGATATAAATAATGTACGGAATGAAAAAAACTAATATGAAAAAAAATGGTATGAAAAAAACAGCTATGAAAAAAAAGTTTAAAGGTTTTTCTAAATTACCAGAAAAAGTACAGATGAAAATGAATAAGAAGTTAGCTAAAAAAGTATAATGAGAAAAGGCTTATACGCTAACATCCATGCTAAAAGAAAGCGTGGAGAAAAAATGAAAAAGAAAGGTGCTAAAGGTGCACCTACTGCAGCTAATTTTAAAAGAGCTGCAATGACAGCAAGGAAAAAATAATGGTAGCAAAGAAATACCAAAACCCTTCAGGTGGATTGAATGAGGCAGGTCGTAAATATTTTAAGAGAAAGACTGGTGCTAATTTAAAAAGACCTAGCAAAAAAGTTGGTAATAAAAGACGTGCTAGCTTCTGTGCGAGGATGAAGGGTATGAAGAAAAAACTAACATCTGCTAAAACTGCTAATGATCCTAATTCTAGAATTAATAAAGCACTTAGGGCTTGGAATTGTTAGTGTATTTTTATATATAGGAATTTGTATGGCTGATATAGGTAAAACAAAAGAGTTTATGAATATAATTAAAGAGGTGCGTAATGAGTACCCAGAAGATTCTATTGAAAGAAAAATACCTATATCTTTTGTAGCTACTGTAGCTGCTACAGAAACAGGCAACTTTCAATTTAAAGATGCACCTACCGCAAAAGCTGCTAATAATTTCTTTGGTATGCATGCTAACTCTAACTATATGAAACAGAATCCTAAAGGATTTTTAACCACTACAGGTGGTGCTAACTTAAGAAAGTTTGCAGATAGTAAAGATAGTATACGAGGATTTTTACAGCTAATAACTACAAGTGATCGTTACAAACCTGTAATAGATTCATCAGATAAAGTAGAGGAAATGTTTAAAGGTATGAGTCCATATGCAGAAAATCCTAACTATGTAAACTTACTTTCTAATGTATATAACGATAGAATTAAACCACTAATAGAAACAGAAAATATGTTGGTCCCAAAGAGAAAACCTTTGTTCCAACAAATGAATAACCTACAATAAAAAAGGGGAGCCATATAGACTCCCCCACTCACAGGCAACAACAAGGCATACAGAGTACTTACTCTGGATGCCTTTTTTTTTGGTCTGATTGATACAGAGATCTATCTCCCCATCTTTTAGACCAAAGATAACTATTTAATCTAGAAGTATATCTCTCAGCCAATTCCATAATTATATTATGCCAAAATAATTTTCTAAACTTTTTGTATAAGCTGTTTAATATCATCTTGTAACTTTCTCCCAACAGAATTAGCATGATTAATTACAGCAGCACATAGATTACCATGATAAGGATAACCTTTTAACGCTTCTCTAACTTTACCTACAGGTTTACCACCATAATCAATCACAATAGCATTATCTTTGTTTAGGCCAATCTTTAATTCAAATAATATACCAGTATACTTATCTAAATTATTTTTTTCTGGCATTGTCTCCCCCATCTGAATTAGTAGGCGTTAGCGTACCTAAATGATTCATAAGTTTAGCAACTTCTCCATATGGTCTAGACATTAAGTATCTCATAATTTCCATTAGCTGCTCTGAGTTTATGGTATAAGTTCTTGATGTTTGTGGTTTTGTGTTTTGTTTATTTTGTTCAGTCATTTGTTCTCCTATTTTAGATTGTGTTTCTTGTTTTTTTTCTTCAGCCATTTATCCTCCTATATTAAAATGGTATATCGTCTTCATTGGGATAATGTTTTTCAATCATACTCAACTTATCCTCTGCAGCTGCTATAGCTTCTAATTGTTTATCTATCTCATGTACAAACTGTGGATGTTCGCCTATACCAACAGATTTATTTAGATATATTTCAATAGTAACTTTAGCTACACTTATATCTGCTTCATATCTTTTTTTAAGTGCATCCATAAATGAATCTCTCATTATTCCCTCCCTTTAAATTGATAATATTTATTCTCTACTAATTCCTCATTATCAAAATAAGGATTAGATTTTGCAGCATCAGACTCTCTTGCATCTCTTATAGTTTGATTCAAAGTTCTACCTTGTCTCAAACACCCTGCAACAAAATCTTCTACTTCTATCATTGCCTGCTTAACTTGACCCATGTTTGACCTCCTTTATTAGTCTATTTAAATACCATTGTGCTTTTTCTAGATCTTGCAATGGCTCACCTTTAAATTTATATCTTGAAACATACTTTAATACATTACCTTTTAAGTATCCATGATATTCATCATTCTCCATGCAATCCCTAATAACCTCTATAGTTTCTTTCTTACCATGTTTATAATGTGCAGGTGAATTTACGTTATCAAACTGAACTTCATTTTCATATGATATGTCATTACTATGATCTATTTTTTTAAGATATACACGTTTATCTTTTACCATATTTTCTCCTTATAGTATTGTATTCAATCATCTCAAGATCATACTCACCTTTACTTACATTACGTTTAACAACAAGTCCACTCCACCACATCTGTTGAGTACTCTTAGCATAGTTTTCCTTATGATGCAAGTAACATCCTGCAGATAATCCCATTAATTTTCTACCAGATGGTAATGCACACATAGCATAATCAAAGGTATGTATATGGCCTACAGTAGAAGATACTTTATTTTTTATTAATAAAGAACGAGCAACATTGTCACCGCTAATAGGCTTACCCATGACACCAGTAGGATAATTGTGGCAGTAATATACACCATCGACATTAACAGGTTTTTGGTATTCATAAACCTCCCAACCAAATTTTTCAAATTTAAAGTCGTCTGTGCTAATTGTGCCTTCAAGTTCTGGTATGTCATCTACTGTTCTATCTATCCTATCTTCATGATTGCCAAGTAGCATGATCTTTCTTGGCCGTCTCCCATTAAGACCTTTATTAAATTTTTCCAATGCATCATGGGCATGGTCAATATCTTTTTTATATCTTCTACCTTCAAAAGATTTTTTACCTTTATCATAACTAGATAGAGAATCCATACTAGCAAAGTCTCCCATGCATACTATGGTATTTGGCTTTAGATCATGTGCAAATTTACCTGCCCATAAAAATCTTTCATTGCTTGCTTTGGGTGTGCAATGAGGGTCACCCATAACTAAGTGCGTTGCCATTAGTTTAACTCCTTATCACGTTTCATTTTTAAATATTCAAGAAAATCTACAACATTAGATTCATCATCAAACTCTGCGACAGAACTTATTGTAAGATTATTCTCGTTCTTTTTTTTATCATCAGCAAATCCACGAAGACCCCAGAGAAACGTTGAATGGGGATCTGTAGTTGCCATCTTTATCATGCCTCTAGCTATTGTAGAGCATAATTCGTATTGTTCTGTGGACATTTTAGATTTACTATCCATAATTATACCACATGTAAAACCTTTTTGCCAAGGACTAACTATTACCTTAACTGAATTAATAACACTTATATCATTTTTCTTTTTCATTCCAATACCTACCATGGTTTTCACTATTGTACTCTAATACTTTATGTTCAAATCCTCTTTTCATACTAGACTTACCAAAGTGTTCTGCTTTACTTTCTTCATCAAATAAATTATTACTAAATAATCTATAATCATTATCTTTTTTATTTTTAAAAACTACAAAATATAAATGCATATTATATATGTTAAAAGAGTCAATGGTGAATAGACCCCTCAAACTATCCACCACTAAACTCTTGTGTTTCCTCCCTTGGATTTGTAACAGAAGTGTACCAAACCCATTTAGGATTCTTACCTTTAGATTGCTGCTGCGGTAACAACTGCAATTTATCGCTTCCCCAACAAGGAAGTTTGTATGGGCAGTATGAGCATACAAAACCCAAAACTCTATTACCAGTAGGTTTACTTCTAAATGTTTCTGCTACATCACTATAGCATCTTTTAAAAGGTTTACCATCTTTAATCGCTTTAAAATTATTCTTAGCTGTATCTAATGCTTTCTTTTTATATTCATTGTGTTCTGCAGGAGTCTCACAAACAGTCCATTCTCCTGTTGATTTGTTTATAGCTATCCAACCACCAAAGTTTTTTTTCTGGCCTTCTCCATATAAAAATCCCTGTGACGCATAACCAAAGGAATCTTCTCTGACAACCTCAGTAAAACCTCCTGCCTCACCAAACTTCTTTTCAAAGGAATAAGGTGACGCACTCTTAATATCCCATATTTTCTCATCGATCTCAACATCTTGTCTACCCTCAATTGAGTCTCCATTAAACTTGTATGTAACTTTTTTCTGCTCATTTTTAATATTT